AAAGCCTGTAGCAGGAAACATTTATGTAGTTGCGTTAGACCCTAGTTTAGGCACAGGAAGCGATCCAGCAGCGATTCAAGTTTTTGAAGCAAACACTACTACACAAGTGGCTGAATGGAAACATAATCAAACTGTGATTCCAGAACAAATTAGACTTATCAAACAAATCACTGATTTTATAGCAGAATGCACGAAAGAACCAAGTAACATTTATTATAGTTTAGAAAATAATACGATTGGTGAAGCAGCCTTAATAAGTTTAAATGAATACGGGGAACATAACATTCAAGGAAACTTTATCACAGAGTCCGGAGTGAAGAAAAGAAAGGGCTACAATACTACACAAAAGAGTAAATTAGCTGCGTGTGCGAAACTTAAGCATCTTATTGAATCTAAGAAAATGAAGGTTAACAGCAAATCTTTTGTGTCAGAACTCAAAAATTTCGTAGCAGTAAGCGGATCTTATAAAGCTAAAATCGGGGAAACAGATGATTTAGTTATGGCTAGTCTATTAGCTACAAGAATTATGCAAGATTTAGGGGAATATGTCGTAGAATTAGAAAGTCAGATACGAGATTATGATGAATTCCTGCCCCCATTACCCTTCTACGCTGTCTTATCCTGATAAATACAATTTATTAAGAGAATTATTATGCCCATAAAAGAAGAAGCCCTTCAGGACGAACTGTACAACTTTTTAAAAACTCACGGTTTAAAACCAATACGTCTTACCTCAGGCGGTAAGCAAGTTGCTTTAAGTAAACTAGCTGATGTCTTTAAATTTAGCTTTATTATGGATGACACAAACTATGGTCTAGTCTATGCAGCTATTATTGGAAAAGACGTAGTTCTTTGGGCAGGAGATGATGTATATGGGAGCCCAAATCACAGCAAAGGCGATGATCTATCCTTTAATAAAATTTCAAACTATATTAAAAATTGGGCACATGATCACCAGTTAGGGTTTGAGCGTGACGATATTGAAAATTTGGAAGATGAGATGGCAAAAAGAGAAGAAACTAGAAGTTTAAATGAAGGTTATCACCCATTAGGTAAAAAGGCTAGCTATAATGATAGTGTACCTAATGTCAAAATTAAAATCCAGCATTCACAAAGTATGGAAGAAGGTATGCAACGTTTTAGAAACGTAGAAAGAATTTACTTAGAAAACGTTGACGGCGAAAGGTTTTTACTTAATACTAAAAGGCCAGGCATAGCAAGAGTTTATGCAAGACATATTGCAGAGGGCGGTAAGGTAAATGATGACCGTTGGAATCATATTAACGGTCTAGTAGAAGAATATACAAATATGGCAGGGTTTGTTCGTGCGACACGCAATGGACAATTTAATGAAAGTACACAAGTTTTAGTTAGTGAAGGCACTAATCATTATTTAAGTTTAAGAGAAACATTACATAAACTATCAGGTAAAAAAGGCTATAGTAAATATTTTGAAAGTTGGTCACCAACATTAAATGAAGATATGGGAATAGGTCAACCTGATCTTGCAGAAATGTTTATGAGTTCTAGTATTGACCCTAGAATTGAAAGAGCAATGCCCATACTGGCTAGATTACATAAAGTATCAGGTAAAATTGATGAAGTAAACGAATTAGAAGAATGGACTAATTCTATCATAAGTGAGAAGTTAAAACCACACACTAATATTGATATTAAAGAACTTGCTAGTCAATTTGCAGAAGAAATACCTGTAGGTGATGATGCAATAAATGCAATTAATTTACTTTCTAGGTATAATCTTGAAAACACTAAATTGTTTAAAGAATTAAATGATTTAGCAAATCAAGATGTTGATGCAGATGCGAGAGAAACTATTTTAAGTTGGTGTCAACGTTCAAATGATCACAACCTACATGATTTATCAAACGAAATAAAAACTGTTATGGGCGGTCAAAGTGTAGCGCCTGCACCAGAACCAATACAACAGCCTATGATGGAAGAAGGTTCAGATGAGTTTGATGAAAATACTATTCTACAAATCCTTACGTTAGCAGCAGAGGGTAAACGTGATCCTGAGATAGCAAAAGCTTTGGGATTAAAACTTTCATTGGTTCAAGAAGTTTTAGATATACACATTGAAGATTTAGAATCAATGATTGATCAAAACATTGATGAAGGCATTGACAGCGACCAATCAAAAGTAAAACAATTGGGTCCTACTGAAAAGGCTAAATCAATCAGTCCAGTAATAGGCAAAGAACCAAAACAACATCCCTTCAAAGGGAAATTAGTGGGTGCTAGTGAAAGCATTGATCCATTAATCAAAATTAAAAAGTTATCCGGTTTGGATAAAGAATAATTTTATTTTCCCGTAACAGGGATAAATACTATTGACATACTTGAAATTTTTGTTATAATTGTTTCAATGTGTCAGTTGTCTCCGTACAACACATAGGCATATTTAGGCTCAAATTTAGGCACATTTTTAAAGGAGAAATACAATGGCAAGTCTAGCAGAAATCCGCGCCCGCATTGCGGCGCAAGAAAACAAATCAACTTCTGGTTCAACAACTCAATCAGATAACGCAATTTATCCCCACTGGAACATGGACGAAGGTACAAGTGCTACTATTCGTTTTCTACCAGATGGTAACTCAACTAATACATTCTTTTGGGTAGAGCGTCAAATCATTAAACTACCATTCAATGGTGTTAAAGGTGATAGCGCAGTAAAACAAATTCAAGTGCAAGTTCCTTGCGTTGAAATGTATGGTGACAATTGCCCTATTCTAGCAGAGGTTCGTCCTTGGTATAAGGATGAAAGTCTAAAAGAAATGGCAAACAAATATTGGAAAAAGCGTAGTTATCTGTTTCAAGGCTTTGTTCGCCAGAATCCATTAGGTGATGATAAAACTCCTGCGAACCCTATTCGTAGATTTATTATTAGCCCACAAATCTTCACAATCATCAAATCTAGTTTGATGGATCCTGAGATGGAAGAAATGCCAACTGACTATGTTCGTGGTCTTGATTTCCGTGTCACTAAAACTAGTAAAGGTGGTTATGCTGATTACAGTACAAGCACATGGAGTCGTAAAGAATCTGCACTTACTCAAGCAGAGCAAGATGCAATTCAGGCACATGGTCTTTTCAATTTGGCTGACTTCTTACCTAAGAAGCCAAGTGAAGCAGAACTACGCATTATCAAAGAAATGTTTGAGGCAAGCGTAGATGGTCGTCCGTATGATCCTGATCGTTGGGGTGCATACTATCGCCCTTATGGACTTGATGTACCAGCAGGTGCAAAGGTGGAAGAACAGAATACAGCAGTTCAAGCTACTGCTACCACAACCGCACCCGTAGCTGAACCAGCTCCTTGGGATGATGAGGAATCAACTGCATCACAACCTGTTAAAGTTCCAACAACACCAACAAGCGACAAAGCACAAGACATTCTAGCAATGATCCGTGCTAGGCAGAATAAAGCTGCCTAAATAAATAGGTATGGTAGGGGACACAACCGTTCCCTACCGTAGGAGAATAACATGACACTACCTGACGAAAGATACCTAGCCATAAAGCAAGGGAAAAAGTTGCTTGAAGAACTTTGTGATCCGGGCAAAACACCGAGAGTCCCTAGTATTGTTAGAGATCGGGCAAGAACAGCACTAAAACATTTCCCAAATGATTGGGACATTGATATTATTGCTGAAAGGTGCCCTGAAATTATTGACAAGAAAGCTAATGGCGTGTATCGTATTACAAAACAATAGGAGACTATTTTGGTTAAGCCATTTGATGTAAGTAAATTTAGAAAAGAAATAACTAAGTCCATTGACGGACTTAGTATAGGTTTTAATGATCCAACTGATTGGATTAGTACAGGAAATTATGCACTCAATTATCTTATTAGTGGTGATTTTAGCAAAGGCGTTCCTCTTGGTAAAGTCACTGTATTTGCTGGCGAATCTGGTTCCGGAAAGAGTTACATCTGCTCTGGCAACTTGGTACGCCACGCTCAGCAACAAGGTATCTTTGTGGTACTTATTGATTCAGAAAACGCTTTGGACGAAGATTGGCTCAAAGCGTTAGGAGTTGATACTGCGGAAGATAAACTGTTGAAATTAAACATGGCTATGATTGATGACGTAGCTAAAACTGTCAGTAAATTCGTTGCTGACTATAAAACATTATCACCTGAAGATAGACCTAAGGTTCTATTTGTATTAGACAGTCTTGGTATGTTGTTGACACCAACTGATGTTAATCAATTTGATGCAGGTGATCTTAAAGGTGACATGGGTCGTAAGCCTAAGGCACTAACAGCACTTGTTCGTAACTGTGTTAATATGTTCGGTGCATTGAACATTGGTATGGTTGCAACTAATCACACATATGCATCACAGGATATGTTTGATCCTGATGATAAAATTTCAGGTGGTCAAGGTTTCGTGTATGCATCAAGTATTGTTGTTGCAATGAAGAAACTGAAACTCAAAGAAGATGAAGATGGTAACAAAGTAACTGAAGTAAATGGTATTCGTGCCGCATGTAAGATTATGAAAACACGATATGCAAAACCATTTGAATCACTTCAGATTAAGATTCCATATTCAACAGGTATGAATCCATATAGTGGACTACTTGATTTGTTTGAGAAGGAAGGATTACTTACTAAAGAAGGTAACCGTCTTGCATATACAACTGTTGACGGAGAAGTTCTAAAAATGTTCCGTAAAGGTTGGGAAAGCAACGAAGATGGTTGTTTAGATAAAGTAATGGCTGAGTTTAGTAAAAATCAAACAAATAAGCTAAGTAATGTTGCTGATGTTGAACAGGAGGCAGCATGACAAATTTAGACACGATTGCAGAAGTTTGGGAAGCATTGCGTATGCATATTGACCTAAACGAAAGAAAAGAAGCAGCAGAAACGCTAGTGAATTATTTGATGGAAAATAATTATGAAGCTAGTGAAATCAAAGAGGAATTTAGAGGTGATAAAGATATTGCCAAAGCATTACTCTTTCTTGATGACCATAATCTACATGATGAGGAAGAAGATGATTATGATGATTATGATTATGACGATGACCGTTATTAAATAGGACACACATGACTTGGTACACCAAAGTTTCAACTGATTTATCATCTATACCCGATTTCATTGCACACTATGATGCCGAACTATTACAGGCAAAAGGTGACGTAAAGATTTATGGTAACTTAGAAAAGAATATCTCAGCACTTCCAGGAGTCACCGAACACCGTTTTAATCAGTTACAAGAGATTGAAGCGGTGCTCAATTACCTAAATATTCAATTACGGAAAATTCGCCGAAAGCATTTTCAAAAATACTTGGAAGCTTATAATAGAGTATTAACCAGCCGTGATGCTGAAAAGTATGTAGACGGTGAAGAAGAGGTTATTGATTTTGAAACTATAATCAACGAAGTAGCATTACTACGTAATCGTTGGTTAGGTGTACTTAAGGGTCTTGATGCCAAACAATGGCAGATGGGACATATTGTTAGATTGCGTACTGCAGGTATGGAAGATGTAACTCTATAATAGTTACTTTTTTGATAACATTGACAATAAATCCGTTCGGGTATAGAATAGCTTCATTGTTGCAATATGTTGTATAAATTGCAACACTTGACAATAAATCAGGTTGCATGTATAATGTCACATAACTTGATAATTAGGAGCTATAAATGAGTACGATTCTTGTCAAATTCGGTGAATATCGCAACAAGCCCGTAGTCAATCAAGAATTCACACTTGTCAAAGATTTTCAGACAGGTAAAAAAGGTAGTTATATTACTGTAAAAAACGACGGTCAGTTTGACATTGCAATTGATGTTGTCAAAGTGAAAGTCAATTCTATTAACGATATTGTATTTGTAGATGGAGAGCCTAAAGTGAGTGAAAACGCAATTGCTTTTAAAGCAAAAGAAGTTAAGCAAGTAGAAACTGATGAGGAAGCAATGAATCGTATTGCTACCCGTTTTGCTGTACTTGATGAAATGACAAAAGCAGCAATCAATAGCGATATTCGGGCAATGATTGTTTCAGGTCCTCCCGGTGTCGGTAAGAGTTTCGGCGTTGAAACTCAACTAGAAAAGGCAAGCATGTTTGACAAACTTGCAGGCAAGCGTGTTCGCTTTGAGATTGTTAAAGGTGCAATGACTGCACTGGGTCTGTATGCTCAACTGTACAAATATTCTGACAAGAAAAATGTACTGGTCTTTGATGACTGTGATTCTGTGTTTCAAGATGACCTGTCACTGAATATTC